TAATCTTGCAACATTTGGTTTGTATCATAATTAAATAAACCACCATATGATGCGTAAACATAAGATGCTAATTCATCTTCTGAAAGATTTGATCCTGTAGATAAATTTATTTCAGATAACATATCCCCACTGTTAGGAAGTACACCATTATTTTGTTCTTTTTTACTAGCTATTATTTTATGTACAGATGATGCTTCAATAGCTCCATTAAGTGTTTGAAAAAATAATTCTGGATTATTATATAATGCTACAGCATCTGGTGTATTGTTTAGTTGTTCTAAAATACTTTTTGGAGTTGCTACTATAGATAATCTAGCATCATTTTTAAAAGCATCTATAAAACTTTTAGAAAAATTTTGTTGTGTATATAACCCAGCATTTTCAGATTTTGCTATTTTATCAGACTGAACTGATAATAAATTATTTTTTACTGCTTTTAAATCAGCAACAATTTCACTAACTGTAGCATCACTCATATCTAATCTTCTAGCAGCTGGATCTTCTAAATACTTTTGTATATAATTATCTATTTCTATATCTAAAGTTTCTAAATCAGCATATAATTTTTGTGTATCACCTTGTTCAAAATCTACACCTGATACCATCATTTCAATAATGCTTTTTGCTCTTAAACTTTCATATAATACATTATTACCATTAGCTCTATCTTCAATCATAGCTGGTGTCATTTCTAGAGGTTTAAGTTTATTTAAAATTTTATCATTAGAATTTAAATTTGCTAAGTTAGGTAAAACTGTAGTGGTATAATACAAATCAATTTCATTTTGTATTTTTTCAAAGTTACCTTTATTATTTTTAATTATTGTTTGTATTGTACTATAGGCACTATTATAATTTGTTTCTGCTAGAACTGCACCTTGTGTTGATAAATTTACATATTTTAAATCATTAGCATAGTCTTTAACATTATTAACAGCATCAACAAAGTTTAAGTCTAATTTATTTTCTATATAATTTTGAAATCTTTGTGGTGCTTCTTTTAAAGTAGTATCACGATATGTTATAAATTTTTCTCTTAGTTTTACTAAATCAGGATTTGGACTATTAAGTTCCTCACGCATAGCCTCTTCTACAAATATAGCACTATTTGTATCAAAGTTGTTTTGCCATTCTTTATCCATGACATCAACCTGAAACTGATTAATCTTATCAACTGTTTGTGATAAGTTTGCTACACTTGTACCTATAGTATTTTGTGCTGTTCTTACAACGCCAAAGCTACCTTCAACGCCTGTTCTTCTAACACCTTTACTAAGACTTGCTCCTCTTTCTAAAACCATTATATATCCATACCTCCTATTCTTTTACCAGCTAGAAGATCTGTACCGAATCTAGCTCTTGATTCACCTGGCGACATACCTGGTTTAATTGTATTAGATCCTCTATAATAGTTAGCATATGTCCATCCAGTTACAGCAGAACTACCAGCATCAAATATAGAACCAAAGGTTGCTGATTGCATATCTATTTTTGAGTTTACTATTTGTTGGTCAAACTTAGATAATGCTATTCTAGTATTTAATTTTTGTGATCTAATATCAGATATAGCAGCATTTCTTACATCATTTTGTATAGCTAGAAATGTTCTACTATCATCTAATATACCAGCAGCACCAGCTATGACTTTATTATTACCAAGTGTAATATCCATTTGTTGCCTTCTAACTGTTTCTTCTTGTAAACCTCTTAGCTCTGTAAGTTTTTTTTCCTCTTCATATCTAGCTATATCACTTTTTAATGCCTGTCTTGCAGTATAACCTTGATATAAAGATGCACCAGCTGATACACCAGCTGTAATTAAAAACATAGTTGCTGGAGTTATACTACCCATTAAAATACTACCTCTACTGCCATACCTAAAATTTTAAGTGGTAATGGTTCTGTTTGTGTTATTTTTACTGTAGGTTCTCTATCATATCCTAAAAAGAAAAATTCTTTTTTACCAAATACTGCATTAACAGATTGAGCTACATTAAAATCTACTTGTCTAATAATTAAATTTTTTGCAGTTTTATCTGATGCTTGTAAAGCAACATTAAGTGCGTTTGATACATCTACAACTGCTCTTGATATTCTTTTTATTTCTCCTGTCAATGGACCATTAGCTACTTCTTTATCTATAGGCATAGTTTCTAGTGTAGGAGTATAATCAAAACCAATATTAACACCAGCAGCGTGAGCTTCATTAAATGTTATTGTATCTGATCCTGATGTAGTAAATGTACCTAATGCCATAGTACCATCAACAGCATATACTAATGTAGATGTCAAGTGTGCTGGTGAGTTATGTAATCTTCCTTGAACTATAGTAATAACAGCATTATCTGATGGTGTTGCAGCAAGATTTTGATTTAAAACTAGGGTAAATCCAGACGCTGTAGCATTTACTGTTTGAATAGTGTATTGTGTACTGTTACCAGCTATTTGAATTATATCATTAGGATTAGGTGCTGATGTATAACCATCAACATTCAAAGTTGATCCTGACTGACTACCACCATTTACTTTAGGCGCACCTTGTTGATTCAATGTAGTAACAGCAGAGCAATCAAGTGTAAGGCTATCATCATCTGCAAATTTTTCTAATGTATATACAGTTCCACCTTCTAATTGTCTTTCTACAACACAAAATAAGTTTTCATTCAAAGCTGTAATACTTTTAAAGTTATCACCTGATCTAGTAGACCATAGTGTCCATCCAGCTATCTTTTCAGATCTAATACTATGAAATAAAGCAAGTGTACCATCTGTATTTGTAAAAAATGCAAATTGTTCTGGTCTAGTTGTTGTACCAGTAATCATAGTCATATCTACTGGATTATTTATAACTTGTGATGCAAGTATAGATATTGATGTAGAAGCATATGCTGTTTCAACATCTGAATATAAATATTCTCTAACTGTCTTACCATTTTTCTGTGCATATAATGTAGCACCATCAAAAATAACTGGTTTAGCTCTATTACATCCATATGGTGTTTGTCTTGTAAAAACTATATTTGATGGAGTAACAGCTGAAGTATCTGTAGATGTTGGTACAAAAAACTCACCACCATCAGTAAATAGTTGTAAGTTTCTAGAACTTACTAGGTGTCTAATCTCATTTATTCTATCTCCTGTTACAGTTACATCTAGTGCATCATCAGGTTGTCCTGTGCCTATTTCAAAATTAAAGTATTCACCTACTTTAGATGCTATAACAGAAGCTGGTTTATCTCTTACACCAGCAAAATATAATCTATTATCATGAAATGTAACAGCTTGTGGAAATCCTCTAATAGAAGATATTAGTTGTTCTTCCCATAAAAAATGAGGTCCTACTGTATCTACTTCTTCTAAAACTGTAACTGTTACTACAGTAGCACTTGTATATCCTGTAACTTTTACTTGTTTATTATTTACTAATAAATACTGCCCTACATATGCACTTGTAAAAGCAGAAGCACTAGCAGTCAATGTTCTACCAGTACCAGTAGTTTTATCAGATAGTGTTACAGATATTGTTGAATCTGCATACTTAAAAAATGGTTGTGTTGTTTTGTTTGCTCCACCAACAGATACACTTTCATCTTCTTCAAATGTAAATAGAGATACACTAAATGAAGATGCTGATGCTCTTACTATTTTTACTATAGGATTATTTCTATGAACTATAAATACTGTATCACCAAACTGTGCATAGTTTAGTTCAAATAACTGTCCTGTAGTCCAGTTACAATTACTTGTTATATTAGCTTGTACACTTGCACCATTACTATCAAATACATCTAATCTATTATTAGATAATGCAAAAACTGCCATTTCATCATTAGAAAATATAAATGGAATAATTCTTGATGATCCTGGTAATGTAGCTTTAAACTGTGTGCCAGGTCTACGCATAATACCACCTTCATCAAGTAGATACCAATTTCTTAATGTTTTTGCTCCACTAAAATATGCAGAGGCATCTGTTCTTGTAACTAATAAAGGATTAAGTTCACCACTTGAAAAGTTGGTATATACAGTTCTGAGAACATTAGCCATTAATATCCTCCAGTAGTTAATCTATCCTGTATAAACCTTTTTGTGTTTAAAATACTATTTGTAACTTCTTGACTATCTATGTTCTTTGCTATTCTCATTTGGTTTTCACCAAGTGTTTCAAACTGTTGTATCATAGCAGCATCTCTTGCTACAGATCCAGCAAAGATGGATGCAAGTTTATATTGTAATGCTAATTTAAAATATTCAGGAAACTCTGCTTCTACTTGTCTAAATATATAGTCAGCTATTAGTGTGTTACTAGATCCATAAGTATTTACAAATATCTTATCTCCATATCTAGCATACTTAATTGGATTATCATTTACAGTAACTGTATTTAAAACTAATAGTTCAGGACTACTAGGTAACTGATAAGCATATTCATACCTTCCTGTAGGTGCATCAGCTAGTAAAGAAAGTTGTTTTTGTTCTGTGGCAAATTTCCATCTGTGTCTTGATAAACAAGACTTCAGTATATTTTCATACATATTAGAAGCTACTAAGGCTTCTGTAGAACCATCATCAAAAGATGATATCGGAGAAGCTCCGATCATTATGATAGCTCTTGCACATATATCTACTTTAGTATCTGCCATGAAAAGAGAGGGGGGTATAAAACCCCCCATTCACATTATGATAATAAGGCAGTTCTTACTTGTGTAGCACTAGCTGTAGTTACAATTAAAATATCTACAACTGCGTTTGAGCCACCACTATTAACAATGATTACATCACCAGCATTAAGGTCGCCAGTAGATGCTAAAAAGTATTCATTGTCATCAATAGTACCAATAGCATCACCATCAGTATAATACCAAAGTGAATTAGAATCTCCCATTTGGGATATCTTTTTCACAGGATTAGTTGTTTCGTATGCCATGATTATGCCTCCCTACATTTCTGGATTCTTACACCATCACCATCAATAAGTACTGCACCCATTGACATATATGATGTTGTTAGGTGTGCTACCTTTTCAGGTATGTAGTTTACTTCTGTTCTTACATCAGAACCTACACCTAATCCTAGAGATGATTTATGGAAAGCAAGTGTGAATCTATCGTTTGATCCATCCTTGTGTAAGCCACTAAATGCCATCCACATAA